AAAAGATTCTGAAAAATAAAGCAGTAGAATTTCAACATGGGTTTACCTGATTTTGTTAATGATGCTCCATGTCGCTCTGCCGACCCTTGGCTCTTTGACCAATATCAAATTGATTTAGCCCAACCCGCACTTTCATATTGTGCAAGATGTAAATTTTGGCAAGAGTGTGACTCTCTAGTTCAGCCTAAGACTAATCACTATGACGGAATTGTTGCTGGAAAAGTGTGGCGCAATGGAAGAATTTTGGCTAAGTTAGATGCCACTTCCCCTAATCGTCTAGTTGTCGGAGAGGACTCTATTGAAGAAAATAGTTATGCCATGGAAGTTCGAGGGAGCGAGTTGTTGGGGGATTGATACAGATTATTTTTTTCCTGATGAGAATGGAGGGACAACCGCCGAATATCGAATAGCAAAAACAATCTGTAAGAAATGTGTTTGGCAAGATGAATGTCTTACCTATGCGTTAAATTACAGAGTGTTAGGGATTTGGGGTGGAACAACACTAAATCAGCGAGACATAATGAGAAAAAAACTAAACATAATCGCCAAACCAATAACCAATGAAAGGCACACAGCATGACAGCAATAGCAATAGCAGGAAACTTAGCGAGCGACCCTGAGTTGCGTTTTACTCCAAACGGTAAAGCAATGGCAACTTTTACAATCATCTCTTCTAAGTCACAGAAAAAACCTGATGGCACTTGGGAAAATACCGATGTAACTCCATGGTCGGTTAAGTGCTGGAACAAACTTGCAGAAAATGTTGCCGATTCCTTGAAAAAGGGAATGGGTGTAATTATCCAAGGAACAGCAGTTTGGGAATCTTGGGATGATAAAAAAACTGGTGAGAAAAAAGGACGGATGACCGTCACCGCTTTTAATGTTGGAGTGGACTTAAAGCGACACATAGTTCAAGTAGTCGATGTTCGCCGTAATGCTGAGGGAGATACAGAGGTAGACCCTTGGACTGCCCCTACTTGGAAAGCCGACGCAACGGTTCCTGAATCGTTCCCTTTCTAACCCTGATGTAGTATTATTGGGGTTAATAAACTCTCGAAGGGGGTTGAAATGGCAATATGGGTAGATTTCTTTACGGAGAAATTACAAGGCTCAAAAATTGTTGTTGATTCAAACGGTAAGCCATATATCTCAAAGGAGATTGCTCCGAAAGAATATGTGGAGATTGAATTAAACATTACACAACAGTTTTTGCCTTATCACATCTATTTCCGCCGTTACGATGTCAATGGCAATGAGTTAGAGAATCGTCTCTTTGCTCAAGTTGGTGACAGAGATTTGGCTCTTAAATCTTTTAATGACCTAACATCCAAAAGAATAAACTCTTTTGAGTTAGTCTTAGACGGAGAATAAAAAGGCTAAATTCGCTTAACGGTATAATCGACGGGTGTACGATAACCTTTCGCCGAACCGTGATGGTGTCGTCTCTATGCTCGGGGCTTTTGCTATCCAGTCTCACGAATTATATTCGGAGTTGGTGAACGCAGGGTTTAACGAGCAACAGGCAATTTCTATCGTTGTTGGATTAGCCAACAAAGATAAATAGTAGTCGAGAGGTATAGATGGCAGACAAACCAACCCCCGATTTAACCGAACTCGGAGCCACGGGTTTACGCCGTTCAGGTGGAACGGTATATGAAGAATTCTTAGTAAATCTACGAGGTATTCGTGGAGCAAGAGTTTACCGAGAGATGGCGGACAATGACCCAACTATCGGCTCAATGTTATTCGCAATCGAAAAAGTTATTACTCGTCTTGAATGGCGTGTAGACCCATTCTCTGACGGCTCTGAAGATGGAGAGATTACTAAAGAGGACAAAGAAGTAGCGACATTCGTAGAATCTTGCTTAAACGATATGTCAGATTCTTGGGATTCAACACTATCCCAAATGTTGTCAATGTTAATTTTTGGTTATTCATATCATGAGATTGTTTACAAAGTTCGAGGCGGAGATGTAAACGACCCACAGAAAAATTCTAAACATAGCGATGGTCGTATCGGCTGGCGCAAAATGCCAATTCGTGCCCAAGAAACTTTATTTAGATGGATGATGGATGAAGATGGTGGCATCCAAGGAATGATTCAAGTAGACCCATCAACGGGCGGAACTCACGCTATCCCGATTGAGAAGTCTTTGTTATTCCGTACATCTTCACAAAAGAATAACCCTGAGGGTCGTTCTATTCGTAATGCTTATCGCCCTTGGTATTTCAAGCGCCGTATTGAAGAGATTGAAGCAATCGGTATTGAGCGTGACTTAGCAGGTTTACCAGTCGCCTATGTACCACCTGAGTTCTTATCTTCGACAGCAACCGCAGAGCAAGCGGCGGTTCTAGCATCCATCCAAAATATCGTTACCTCTATTAAGCGTAATGAGCAAGAAGGAATTGTTATGCCTTCTATGTACGATGATGCTGGACATAAAGTATTTGATTTAGTTTTATTATCATCAGGCGGAAGCCGTCAGTTCGACACAGACAAGATTATTCAAAGATATGACCAAAGAATTTCTATGTCTATTCTTTCTGACTTTATTCTTCTTGGCTCTGACCGAGTTGGCTCATACGCTCTTGGAACTTCCAAGATGGATTTGTGGTCAATGGCAGTTGATTCAATCGCTAAAAATATCGCTGAGGTAATGAACCAATATGCGATTCCAAGATTGCTAAAACTTAACGGAATGAATCCATCCCGTTCTCCATACTTAACTTACGGTGAAGTTAGCCATGTTGATTTGAATGAAATCTCAGCCTTTGTTTCTAACTTGGCTCAGGTTGGCGTTCTTGTTCCTGACCCTAAGTTGGAAGAGTATCTACGAGACTTGGCTGGATTACCACCTGCCGAGCATGATGGACAAAATTTTGGTATGCCTCCAATGCCTGAAGGTTCGGTATTACCTCCGCAACCTGAAGAAGCCGATGGCGCTGGTGAAGAAGAATTACCTCCACCTCCACCAACACCCGAAGGATTGAATCCACCCGCCCCTGAAGTTGGTTAAAAATGCCATTTCGTTTTGCGAAAGCCGAAAGACCTAGGCGCATACCTTTAACACCTGAGGAGCAAGCGCTCGCCCGTACTCTTTATCAATCTATTCAGCGAGCCACGGATAAAATCTCTTTAAGACAATTAGAGAGTTTGCTTCGCAATCTTGACCCTGAAGTTTTGAATAGATTGCTTAATGCAATAACAATCGCTAATCAAAGCAAGATTCAAGATTCTTTATTAAACTCTATTGATATTGGTGGCAATGAAGCAATTAAACAGATTCAAGAGATTGCACCTAAGTTAGCCTTACCTGCTTTTACCCCTGACAAAGTAAAGATAACAAACCCACGCTCAATGGCTAACATGGAGTTCACAAAACTTCCTGCATGGGCACAATCTAAGCCACCTAAAGTTGAATTCAAGATGTCTTTCAATAAGACAAACCCAAACTCTCTAGCCTTTGCTCGTCGCCGTGCTGGAGAACTTATTACTTCTATTGACACATTAACCCGTGAGTCAATCCGCAGAGCAATTATTGACGCTTTTAATGAGCAATTAGATTACCGAGCCACCGCTAGAAGAATTAAAAATGTTGTTGGACTCCATCCACGATGGGCTGATGCAGTTACTAAATTTGAGAAAGATGAGTTTGCTAGATTACTTAAACGAGGATTAAAAGAAGAAGTTGCTCGCAGTCAGGCTATGGATAGAGCCAGTAGATATTCAGATTCTCTAAAGAGCAAAAGAGCAACAATGATTGCTAGAACTGAGATTCAAATTGCTCAAAACGAAGGACGCCAAGAGGGATGGAACCAAGCGGCTGAACAAGGTTATGTAGATGTTGAATCACAAAAGATGTGGATTATTGCTCAAGATGAACGCACCTGTGATATTTGTTCAGAATTAGATGGCGAGATAGTTCCTTGGAACGAAACATTTTCTAGTGGGCATGAAACCCCAGGCAGAGTTCATCCTAACTGTCGCTGTACCATGGTCATCATTCCTCCCGAAAGGCGCTCATGAGTACCATCATTACTTTACCGATTGGTTTGAAGCCAGTTGTAAAACACGGCGAACACGACCAATCAAGCCACGGTTCTTGGGCGCAGGGAGTTCAAGTAGCCCCCGAGATTGTCCGCTCAACCCTTGAGAGAGTCAAAGAGAATGGCGGTCTCTCAGTAAGCCTTAAGGACGGTTCTGAGCCTACTAAGGGCTTTATGGTCGCCAAGGGCAAGAAGTTTGCCGCAATAGTCAAGGCTGATGAATTTTTTGATGAGGCTAAAGGCGCTGAGATTCTTTCTTCCTACATGAAGCAACATAAATCAGAGTTCAATAATTCGAATAACTACCTAGGTTTATGGCACAATACAGATGATGGACAGGTTTACCTTGATGTTTCCGAAAACATTGAGGACGAGGGGGAGGCTATCTCTCGGGGTCGTGAAAGAGACCAAATCTCAATATGGGATGTAGCGAACTTAAAAGAGATAGAAACAGGAGGAACAGGTGGCATCGAAAAAACTCGAGGCAGTAAATCTACCCGACTTGTCGAACATGACAGACGAGCAGATAGACGCATACGCCAAGGAGATTTGGGCGAAGTTAGCAAAAGGCAAGAACGAGTCAAAGTAATTTATTTTGATTATGGATTAAAACCCGTATTCAAACATGAAGGTCACGAAGACCAATCAAGTCACGGTAACTGGGCTAGAGGTTTTACTGAGCAAGAACAATCTCGTATTGAGTCTATGGATAAAGTTGGTCCATCCAAAGACGAATTAAGCACTTTACTAAAAGGCAAAAAAGAATATAGCGATGAGGATAAAACTCTTGTTGTAGAGAATGATTCTGATTTATATGCCGATGCAACCCAAGATATTGATTTTAGGGTTGAGGAAAGACTTGCTCGACTTCAGGCAGAGTTTCCAAATCATGTTTATACAGAACAAGAAAAAGCAACTATCTATGAGGACACACAAAGGGACATGGTTGCCGAATATGTAGATTCCAATAGTGAGACATTAGACGAATATCTCCAAGCAAGCGAGGGAGATTCTTTTGACCCTCAAGAATCAATCGATTCATTCCAAGATGTTTATGGAGTAAGCCATACTGGAACAAACAGGAACGGAGAATCAGTAACCCTAAGTGCGAATGTTGGTGATGTTAGTGCGGACGGATATAACATTTACATTCGGGGAGATGTTATTAGTGATGATGGAAATTTGGCTGGAGAATTTGAGCGTCGCATATTTGAAAAAAATGGAGTTTGGAATGTTGAACACGCAGTCTTGAGACTAGACGATGAATACCAAGGTACGGGTTTTGGTAAAGAGTTTATTGAACAATCAGAGGCTTGGTATACCGCTAAAGGATTTGGCTACATTGAAGTTGGAACAGCATGGGACGGCGCTCGCCATTGGGCTAGAGCGGGTTATGACTGGAAACCTGACAGAATCTCAGAGAATTTAGATAACATTTCTCAAAGAGTTGCCTCTATGGTTGATGAAGAGAGCGACTATTTCAGAGAAGGTTCTCCTGAAAGAATTGAGTTTGATTCTCTAATGTCAAGAGCAACCAACGAATACAGCCCTTATTTTGAAGATGAAAGCGGATACAAATACCCTGCTTTTGGTTCAGTCAAAGATTTGAAAGCAGATGACTTCCCACTACCTGCTCATTTCGCAAACATTGGATACACAGAGGGAGCCGAAACTTGGGCTGGAAAAGAATTGATGTACGACTTGAGAATGAAATACACAAAGTCATTGACCGCTGAAGGACAGAAACTTTTACAAGGTCCTATCGACCTTGATGGGGATGGATTGGTTTATGATGGAACAGCCCGTGAAAAGCCAGCGCCAAGTGGCGCTAAAAACTAAACTGGGGTATAATTAGATTATGAGTAGACGAGATACACAAAAGGCTATCCAAGAGGCTTATGCCAAATGGTCTGAAAAAGTGGAATTCACTTCTGAGACTGGAGCATCAGACAAAGACGAGTCAGAGATTATGGCTCAAATTTCAACCATACTTAAAGGAAATCAACCGCAGTCAGAATAGTGTGCGCTATTCTTAGAACATGGCGGATATAGCACCGAAACTTATTCATCTAAGCGCTGAGAAACTCAATGCGCTACATGAGCGTGTCCATAAGTCTGAGGCTACCCCTGCAACTATTGAAGTTCACCACACTATCCTCAATGAGATGGCTCGGCGCAAGATGGAGCGTCCTCAAGATGATTGGGACAATTATGAAATCCTTGTCGATTCAATCGAGAATGTAGACCTAACAAGCCTTAATGGATTACCCGCTGAAACCTTGTTGGATGTCATCAAGGAGACAGGCGATACCGCTGGCAATATCAAGACTTTCCTAACAGTCAATGGCTATCAAATGCGAGTTGAGCCAGTAGAAAAAAAGATTCAAAAAGAAGATGGAAAATGGGTTGTCTATAACGAAGAGGGAACACGCAGTTTTGGAAGTTACGATTCCAAAGAAGAAGCCCAAGAGCGACTACGACAAATAGAATTTTTCAAAGAGGAAGAAACTTACAAACCACCTCAGGGCGTGAGACAAGCGGCGCAACGAGCGATTGAATGGATTGAGGCTGGACTCGCTGGTAGTGGATTTACTTC